GGACATACTCTAACACATACCTCACAAGCAATACACTTGTCAAACTCGTAATGAATACGACCACGATACCTCTCAGATGGGATTAATTTTTCATAAGGATACTGTATTGTGACAGGTCTCCTTCTCATATGATCAAAGGTTACTCCTAACCCCTGTAGCATATATTTAGCAGTATCTTTAACTTCTTTTAAGTAATTAAAGATCCCTTTTATCATGCCTTTTTATTCTTATAGAGTGTAATAAACCATGCTCCTAATCCTAATGCTAATATGCAACCAACTGCTGCACCAGTAGGAAAAGGATAGTCTACACCAGGAGACTCCCATGTTCCAGGAAGTAGGTAGACTGAAGGTTTAGATAGAAAGAACATTTGTTAACCTCCGTGTGGGTTCTGGAAGACTTCTCCAATCTCCCAACAATTAATACCCTCACTTCTAATTATATCCATAGTAAGTTCTACAGTATTATCAGGAACTATTACACAATATCCTATACCCAAATTAAATACTCTCTTCATCTCTTCCTTATCAATCTCACCAGCAAGTTGAATCTTCTTAAAGACCTCTGGTAATGGCCATGAATCATAATCAACCCTTACTGTAAGACCTTCTGGTAAACATCTAGGAAGGTTCTCAGGGATACCTCCTCCTGTTATATGTGACATACCATATACAGTATCGACCTCATCTAATAATCTCTTAACTACTGATGTATAGATTCTAGTAGGAGTAAGAAGTTCTGGTGTAGGACTTGGATCTTTAATCTTACCACCACCCCATGCTTCTTCATATCCTTGCTTATAAAAAATCTTATGTCTCCATAACATATCATTAATCAAAGTATAACCATTACTATGAAGTCCACTACTTTCTAATCCTATAACTTTATCACTTGGTTTAATACTAGATCCATCTATAATTTTCTTTTTCTCTACTAAACCAGTACAAAATCCTGCAAGATCATACTCTCTCTGTCTAAAATGTTCTGCTGTCTCTCCACCTATTAGTTCTACTCCTGCTATCTCACATCCTTTAAGAATACCAACCATAATATCAGCAACATTCCCATCTATCTTCTGAGTAGAAACATAATCTAAAAAGTATAATGGTTTTGCTCCACAAGTAATCACATCATTAACACACATAGCAACTAGATCTATACCTATAGTAGTATAGTCTCCAGAAATCTGACATATATTAATCTTAGTACCTACTCCATCAGTACCAGAAACTAAAACAGGTTCACTATATCCATCAGGTACTTTAAACATACCACCAAATCCACCAATACCTGGTGCCTTCTCTCTAAGTTTTTCGACAAAAGCATTTCCTGCTTCGATGTCAACTCCCGAAGTTTTATAATCCATAATAAAAAATTAATTAATTAATATGCTTCAGCAGCAAGTCTGACTGCTAATGATAAAGAGACTCCCATGACTGTGAGTCTACTCATCCACCACATAATTTCATGCTTGTATTTTGTAATCCTTTTCATTCTAGCATCCGATAGGAATTCCTGCAAACCTAAGACGAGAGATGTTATCAACCTCTTCGCTAGTGCAATAATCAATAAAATGAGGATGCTCCTGTAGATAGGGAACATCCTCTTTAGAGTTTTGTATTGCATCGTATGCACTCATGGCATACTCACATATTTCATGCTTGTGATGTGCCGTGTCGTGATAACCGATTGTATAATGTCTTTGTTGAGTCAGGGGCATGATCTTTTCAATCCCATACTAACAATATTTATAGCATACTATAGTAAAAAATACTTATTCTTGTGTGGACTTACTGACTTCATCAGGAGTTGGAAACCTAACTCCTTCACAATCAGGTTTAGAACAAAAGTATCTACCATCCTTATCTGTTGGTTGAGTAAGATACTCCACGTCCTTCACCCATTCATCCATTGCCTCTCTCACAATAGACTTAATTTCTTTCTTCAACCAATTGCTCAATCCTGTTGTCTTTAACATATCATAGCACCTGAACAACTCCATAACAGTCAGGTATCTCATGCATTAGTTTGCTTTCTATACCTTGCTTCAAGGTAATCGCACTCATAGCACAAGTAGAACATGCACCACCTAATCTTACTTTAACAAAATTAGTTTCATGTTCTATCTCAACAAACTCCAACCATCCACCATCTGCCTCTATGTAAGGCAGAAGTTCTTCTAATACCTTGATTACATTCTCTTCAGTTAGTTCCATTAAAGTAGGATAGCACCTATTACAAATCCTTTAGCAAAGGAAATACAAAGCATTTGATAATCAGTTAAGTTAAACTTTTTCTGTATCTTGTTTGCCCATTTCTTATCCCATTCTTTTACATGGTATAAGGCATGTGCAACTGGATTCATTTTTTCGTGGTCTTTACAAGACATAGTTACCTCCTTACATTTTAAATGGTGGTTCTTCTTTCTTAGGTGCTTGAGCAGTTAATTGTAGTGGTGCTTGTTCAATTCTAATTGTTTGAGCAGGTGCGGTCTGAGTTGCTTTCTCAATCAACTTCTCCATGTCTGCTTTAGATACTTGAGGACTACCATTACCATTCATCTTCATAGTGCCATCACCTTTTTTACTAGCAGTCTGAATTCCGAAGCTAGCTAAAACTCCTGTAAAAACTGAAGCTATAAAAGTTGGATCTATTTTTTGTTGTGGTACACCTGGAATCGCCACATAATTAAGAGTCAATATTCCTCCGCTCCAAACCAACACGCCAAGTCTAACAAAAGTAGATATGATTGCTGCTTGTTCTTCTTGGTCTGGTAGGATAGCATCCTTTATCTTACCTAGAGTACTTTTCTTTTTATCATCCTTCTTTACTTCCTTTACTGGATCAGTCATTATTATAGAGCAAGGCTCTATTATTTAGAAAGTAGGAACTCCTAAACCACCAGAAGGAACAGGTGAAGATGCTGAAGGTGTAGGTGAAGAAAGATCAGGAGCACCCACAGGTAGACCACCACCAAGACCTAGAGATCCAGTAACTGCCTCAAGTGCTTTTTCTTTTACATCTTCTATGATGGCTTCCCTATTAAGGTAAACATAACCACCAGTGCCAACAACGGCAACAGATACAGCAGCAGACGCAACAGCAAGTACATTAATTAGTTTTTGCATTTTTATAATTCAAGTGATTTATTTATAAAAGACTGTCTGTAAGCATTATAATAATCAACGACACCTGCACTTATAACATATTTCTCTACCCATTCATCAGCACACTCATAGATTGCTTTATTATTATTCTCATGTCCATACTTCTTAAGAAGTATTGATAATACCTCTTTTCTTAATTTCAATTTTTCATCAGAATACTTTTCTTTAATCATTTGGTAAGTTCCTTAATTTTATCTCTCCAGTATTCTCTATCATCTTCAGAGATCCAAGGAGAATGAACCATGACATGTGCATGTTGCAACCATTTTTTATCATCCCAATCCCTACGTGGTTCTGAGATGTAATCTTTAAGCATCTTTCTGTTGCTTCTCTTCTTGTTTGATTCTTTTCTTTACCATCTTAGCATAATATACATCCCTTTCACTATACCACTCTGGATGTTTCTTTGCAAGTTTAATAAGTTTCTTTGCTGCTTTTTTGTCCTTCATTAATTACTCTAGGTTTTCTTCTTGCTCCGTAAGTATTACGCAATCAGATTCTGGAGTAGCAACACAGAGAAGAGACCATCCCTCTTCTAATTGATCTTCGTCTAAAAAGGATTGTTCATCGTTATTGACTGTACCTTCTAACACTTTACCTAAACATGCTGAACATGCTCCTGCTCTACATGAAGATGGAAGATCCAGACCCTCTTCTTCTGCTGCTTCTAAGATATAAGTATCTTCATCACAGTCAAAAGTAGTTTCTGTGCCATCGGGTGATTGAAGTGTGATAGTATACGATGCCATGTAATTTATGCGACAACCGTATTATATATTAAATACTTATATCAAACCCAATGATCCTGCTGTTATACCAACACAAACAAAGAATCCAAATTCCAACAACCCATGTGCAGATGCAGGAGTGTTAATAAGTATGTTATTGAAAAACGAGAGATCCAACATTTGTGTATGCTACGAGGGCAATAACCCCGACGAAAATTAACTGTTGCATGTGACTAGGTAAAAATACTCTCTATAGTATATAGGTATTTCTACCTTACTGTCAAGAGTATTGCAATACATATCACACCAACCATAGCTAAACGACCATTCCATCGTTCAGCAAATCTCCAATATGGGTGAGATAAATCAATCATGCTCCTGATGGCACTGTTACGGGTTGCATTTGAGAAACACGTATACCTTTACCACCATCTTGGTCATCGTCATCATCATTAATAGCTCTTAAGATAAGTTCAATTAATACTAAAGCAGCCATAGGGTAGAAGCACCATAAGACTGCTGTGAGTGGTGTTATTGTATCTGATGCGGCTGATAAGTCGCCCATATGTTTTGATATTGTAATAAGTTACGAGTAATTATTTAGTTTTGTAAACATTTAGGTAATTACACCTGCTATTGAAATGGTTGCTGCTGAAACTACTAAGAGAGGTAAGTTTATTACCACTAGTAGTTTCATAAGATCAGATCTTCTGATCATAAACAACCTGCAGGACATTACACTAAACCTGGAATGAGTTGCCCAGTGAAACTGTAGCTAGCGAAAGCTGCGACACAGCCAACGATAGCAGCAATACCATTCCACTTTTCAGCGATTGAGAAGTCAACGCCTTGATCTGTAATTTTTTCATTTGTTTTTTTAGACATTAGAAGATACCTGGAATAAGATGACCTGTTGTTGCATAGGATAGTCCGAAAACCCATATCCCTAGCATTGCAGCACGACCTTGTGCTCTTAAAAAGATGTTTTTGTTATTCATTAGAAGATACCTGGTATGATTTGTCCAGTTGTAGCATAAGCACCTAGTGC